TTTTAACCGAAAATAATCTTTTCAGAGGAAAAAATTAAATGTCATCCCTATTTCCCGGAAATCCGGGTGGTTTATTTGAATATTTAAAACAAAACAATGGAGTACAGACTTCTAGTAGATATAGAGTGATTATAATCCCACCAAATGGAAGTCAACAGGTATTTCTTTGTCCTTTAGCACAAATACCATCTAAGAAACTTAAAGCATATGGTGATTTTCTGTCCGGTGCCATGTCACCAATACCAGCAATATATGGCATAGAATACAATAATAATTTGTTTGATTTTGCAATCGAAGGAAACTGGAATAGCAGAAAATACTTCGAAGACTGGCAAACTATCGCAACAATAGATGCAAATGGATTATCTGGTTTAGGAACCGGAGGAACGTTAGTCAATAGAGTTGGTTATTTTGATGACATAAAAAGAGATATAAAAATAGAAGCATTGTCACAAACCAACGAAATAAATTACACAATATTATTAAAAGAATGTATTCCCCTAGAAATATTGCCAGCCAAGTTTGATGCAATAGAAATGAATTCAGTTGTCAGATTTAGCGTAAATATTTTCTATACCAGTTATCAATATTTACCGGGACAATCTTAAACTTGAAAAATAAATATCATAAGAAAGTGAAATTATAATGCTCAAAGAACTGTTAATAGAAAAAACACCAAAATACACTGAAATTTTACCAATTACACAAAAAAGAGTAACTTATAGACCTTTTGTGGTGAGAGAAGAGAAGAATCTACTGATTGCAAAAGAAACTTCTTCATTCGATAACTTAATGACAACCATACAAGAGGTTATAAATTCATGTGTTACTGGTTTACCAGAGAACGACTGCAAAAATTTGCCATTTTGTGATCTAGAATACTTATTTTTGAAAATAAGAGAAAAATCTGTTGGTGAAGTTGTGGAATGTTACATAACTTGCCCAGTTACTAACGAAAAAATACAATCATTCGTAGATTTAAGAAACGTTAAAGTCACAAACAAAAAACCAAAGAATAAAATAGCATTAGATTCTTCGATTTCTGTGGTTTTAGCACAACCAACTTTGGATGTGTATCTAAAACTTAATAAATTTAATATTCAAGAAGATGAAACTGGTGTTTTAGAACTTCTGTCTCTGTGTATAGAAGAGATTCAATCTGGAGAAGAGCAATATTATACTAAAGATGTACCACACGAAGAGGTTATTCAATTTTTAGAATCACTAACTGCTAAACAATTCAAAAATCTATTGAATTTTCTGAAAGAAATACCAACAATTGAACAAAAAATTGAATATGCCACAAAAGATGGAGTAAAAAGAGATATAACAATAAGAGGGTTCTCCGATTTTTTAGAATTATTTTTGGTTATGCAAATTTAGTAGAAGTTCTAAAGATAAATTTTCAAATATTCTTTGAACATAAAGTACCAATTGATCAAATTGAAAGAATGATACCGTGGGAGAGAACACTTTTTGTAGAAATGATGAGAAAACACATAGAAGAAATGAACGAAAAACTAAAACAAGCGTAAACATAAATGAAAAAGGCACAAAAAACTCAAATTAAAAAATTCTTGACGCAAGAACTTAAGAAAAAAGTTTTGCCTTTTTTGAAATTAGATAAAGTTTCTCCTATTGTTGAAAAAATTTATCAAAAAACCATAGAAGTTTTACCAAAATTAATAAAACCAGAAGAATCTATGGAAGATTCCCCAGAATTAAAACAAGTTTTAGTGGAAACAAACACTAATACTTCTCCAAAGAAACCAAATTTTGCAAAAATTGAAACAAATTACTCTGTTCTTCTTCCAAAAAATGAAGAAAAACAATTATTATCTGTGTTTAAAATCGGAGCACTTACAAATAAGTTAAAAACAGATAAATTCAACAATAACTTGTTATCAATTCCTGCATATAAGTCTGGAAAATTTAATAAAAATATACAACAAATAAAAGCAAAATTGGAACCAAATGCCACAAGTGCTGGTGGAAACGAATCACCAAAGATCGTATTTCTTAACACAGATAAACCGGGCAAAAAAGAAGCAGCACTTGTTGGAGAAGCAGGAAAAGAAATAATTGATCAGGACTCTGGTTCGGTTGTACCAATTGAAATGATGAAACGTCTTAAACAAGAACCAAAGCAAGAAGAATCTGGATTAAAAATACTGGCCACAGATGGTTTAAATCAACAAAGTTCAGTATTACTACCAAAGCACGATAGAATGACATTAATTAATATGGTTCAATCAGGACAACTCCAAAACAAACCATCTATAACTGAAAGTGGAACTATCCAAATTGAAACACCAGCCCACTACTTGGGTATAGTAACCGGTGCCGCAAAGGTTGCTAAGGTAGCAAAGACTGGAATAAAGGCAGCAAGTGGAATTGCTAAAGGTTTGGGTAATTTAGCAAAAACAGGAATAAAAGCAGCGAAGAGTGCAATGAGAGAAGGGACAGAAGTTGTTAAAGAAGAAGTAGAAAAACAAATGGGCAAAGTTCAAGGCCTAATGTCTTCTGTTTCTGGTTCTTCTGGTGGATCAGTTAAAGCAGCAACAAAAGAAGAATCAAAAGATTTGGGTTCAGAATTAGAAAAACAGAGACAGTCATCTGCACAATTTTCTATAATGCAACAATCATCCGGTGGTCTTCAAAGAAAAGAAGCAACAGATGATATCGGTGACGAATCGCAACAACCAATTGAAGCACAAAAACCAGAAAGCAGTGGTGGGTTAGGTGGTGTAGTAGGCGGTGCTCTACAAGGAGTTGGATCTGCTATTGGTGGTATTGCCACTGGACTTGGTGCTGGACTAGGTGCGGCCGCAATGATGAGTCCGGGTTTTGCTCTAATGCAATCTCTTTTTGGTGCCTCTCAGAAAAAAGACGATCAAGAGAAGAAAGCAAATGTTGTTTTACAGACCGGTGGTTCTACTGTAAATGTCACAAATATTGCATATCAATATGACATCTATAGGAAAACTGCGGAAGACTCATTTATGCTTCCAAACTACAGAAGAGAATATGGTTAAATGAAAAAACCCCGCTTTCGCGGGGTTTTTTCTTATTCTTCAGCCAATTTTTGGAAGTAAGATAAGGAATCCATTTCCTCTCCCGGTTCGTCTGTTGGAGCCGGTTCTTGCTTCTTTGGTGAAGGCTTGGTGCGACTGGGAGCATCAAAAGGGTTTGGTTCTTCTGACTCGTCTTCGGCTCGACTTGTGTTCTCCATTAGAGTGGAACGAATATCGTCGCCAAGAATCTCATAAAGACGAGACTTCAGTGCAGAATACTCCTTGAAATTCTTTGGTGCGACAAAATCCTGTAGAGAATATTGCTTATTCCAAAGAGCCTCAAGTTTTGCATCGTCGCCACCGAATAGTGGGGATGATGCTGCAAATTCTGACTTATCGTAATTGGTGTATCCAGCCACCTTACGAATCTTCAACTTAAAATCAGCACCAGACCAAAAGTTGAAAGGATCAATTGCCTGCTCATCCTTGAATTCAGGATACATGGCTTCCTTGATCTTATCGAAGATCTTAACTCCATACTTGAATAGGAAAACCTTACCTTCATTTTGTGGATTTGCTTCATCCTTAACCACAAGAATGTTAGAGATATAAGTCAACTTACGCTTCCTCTCTCTTGCAATATTCTTGTCGGTTTCGATACCACTATTCCAAAGTTCATTGTTCAACTCGCAAACGGGACACTTACCACCGTTAGTTGTTAGACAATTTTCAATGAACCAACCACCCTTGCCCTGAAAGGCATGTGAATACATCTTTACAAATGGTAGTTCCTCGTTCTTTGGAGCAGGCAGAAAACGAATAACTGCATACCCGTTACCAGACTTATCTGGCTCTGGCCTCCACAAACGATCATCCTTGTAATCCTTTTTCCCATCAAGGCTTTCAAGAGCCTTGGTTAAGTCGCTAATGCTAGACTTTGACTTCTTTTTAAAATCGTTAAATGATGACATCTAAATCCTTTGTGGGATCTACCCACTGCTAGTGTTAAAGACGGGAACTCCCCGCCACGAACATAAGTAATTATAACAGATTATTGTCAGATTGGAAGTTTATTTTTTATTTTTGGTAGAAGATTTATCTGCCTACCCTCTTCTTGAATCTTCTCAATAATTGGTTTTGTTAAAAACTTGGCAGATACCTCTGGTTCAATTTCCATGTCTTCTGTGACTGCTATGACTGCCTCTAAATAGGTACAGTCCCATTTTTTGACATGGTTTTCTACTTTTTTACAAAACTGTTGTTGTTTTTCAATATCAAATATCATTTACTGTCCTATTTCTATAGTTATACATACTTTACTAATACGGAGATTTTTTAATGGCAGACACCGATAAAGATCTGACAATTGATGTTTCAGGGAATACAGCAAGTATAGCCACCGATTATTTATTTGTCAATGGTGTAAGTTCAGATGCAGCACACGTTCAACTCACAAAAATGGTTTGGGGTGCCAGTGCAGAAGCATTCAGAGTATCACAAACAACACCATTACCAGTAAATATTTATTCAGCAAATCCATCCACTAGGGTTGGAATCACAGGAACAATTAGTGGTGCGGTAACTGTTACCAATACTGGAACTACTGGAAACTATGTTTATGTAAGAGGTAGTACCGGCTATGAACTGCCAGTCACAGCAAGAGTTCAAGGAATTACTAATGGAACTCTGGTTGGAGTTACAGGTACAGTTAATATTTCACAACCAGTGATTATTGGCGGCGCTGGCTCTGGAGGAATAACAGTAAATCCAATTACAATAACTGGTGGAAGATATCTATCGTCATCCAATGATAGCATAAGAGTAACTGGAACCGTTACTGTAAGTGGTGGAAGAGCATTGAACGCAGTAACTGATACTGTATCCGTACTAGGTTCTGATTTGGGTTCCAAGGTTCTAACCAGGCTTTATGATTCATCTGGTACTACACTAAACTCAACATCAAACGCCCTCAATGTCTATCTAACTAATGCTGGATTTACAGCAACTGTAAATGTCGGAGCAAGCGTTGGTGTGTTTAATCACAACAATGTTCCTCTAGTTGTTGCTGGAACAACTTCTGGAGGAGCAATAGTAGTTAAGGGTGAAAATGGAGATGCAATTGAAGTTACTGCAACAACTCCACTAAATGTCGATGTAACCAATGAAGTTTCTATTGATGATTCTGCTATAGTTGCTGCTCTATCTGGAGAAAACAGCAATTTGATTGGAAGATTGACCGATATCAAAACAAACACATCTTCTATTTCAAATATTAGAACAGATATAACAAGCGGAAATCTAAGAGCAAAGATTAGCGAAATCACCAGACCATCTAAGGTGTCAAGCGCAACAATTTCTTTGACTCCATCTACCACTCAAGTAAACGCAAACACTCCACTTCTTGTTGGTGTCACACTGAAAGCAAGTAGTTCAAACACCGCAATAATTTACGTTGGTGGTGGTAGTTTGACTAGAAACCCAATCGATGGTTATCCTCTAGAGCCAGGAGAAAGCATTTACATAGAGTGCAGTAACGTTAGTGCCTTATATGCTCGTTCTGTGGAGGGAACACAGCAACTAAGTTATATTGGCTCTTAATATGTCTGGTTTTAGAAAAAACACTAAAAGAATATTTACAAACTTAGACACTAGATCATTTTATCTAGTTGCAAGTGATGTATTCTTTGGGTTGGTTTTTTCATCAACAGAAGACTATACATTCAAGAAAAATAGGTCAT